GATCAAGCTGATCAAGCAGGCGGGGCGCTACACGGATGCGGAAGTCGCTGCAGCGGTCCTGAGTGCGTTTCACGCGATCTTCATTGAGTCGCCATTCCCCGAGGGGTACATCCCCGAGCCAGGGTCGCTGGGCGAAAAGCGCGGTGCGTCCTATGACTCGTTCAAGGATGCGCTCTTCGAGGAGGGTGGCGTCATTGCGCTCGAGCCTGGCGACGTGGTCAAGGACCACCAGCCGGGCCGCCCGAACACGGCGTTCGATCCGTTCATGCTGGCGCTCGTGCGACAGATTGGAGTCGCGCTCGAGTTGCCCTTCGAGGTGTTGGTCAAGCATTTCACGGCGAGCTATTCGGCGGCGCGGGCTGCGCTTCTGGACGCCTGGGTGTTCTTCAAGGGGCGGCGTGTGTGGCTCGCAAGAACGTTCTGCCAGCCGGTGTATGAGGCGTGGCTCGAAGAGGCGGTGGCCTCGGGCCTCATCTCCGCGCCGGGCATCTTTCGAGACCAGCGGCTGCGGGCTGCCTACTGCGCAGCGGTGTGGACGGGTGATTCGGCTGGGACGCTGAATCCAAGAGATGAGGTCGGCGCGATGGTCGACGCGATCGATGCAAACCTCATCACGCGCGAGCGAGCGGAAATGGAGCTGTTCGGCTCCGACTTCAGTTCGACGCTGCCGCAGAAGATCCGTGAGCGCGTGCAACTGAAGAGGGGTGGCTTGCTCGGCGCCGACCCGGCGCGCGCCGTTGCACCCGGAGCACCACAGGCGCCGAAGGGCGGCGGAGGGCCCGAACAGGATCCGGATCGGCCCGACAAAGCGGACGAGCCTGAGAAGGCCGACGAAACGGAGGAGGCGGCATGAGCGTGCTCGACATCGTCACCTCCCCGTGGGTCATCACGCCGGAGAAGCTGCTGGAGATCCGGCAGATCTACGAGACGCGACTACGCGGGGAGTGGATCGATATCGCGGCTGCCGAGGCGAGGCTCGGCCGGCCGATGCAGGGCGGGTCAGCCCGACGTGACTATGTCGTAGAAGACGGCGTGGCGATCATCAGCGTGGAAGGCGTGATCGCACCAAAGGCGAATCTCTTCATGCAGATCTCGGGCGGCGCATCTGCCCAGGTACTGCAGCGGCAGCTCTCGACGGCCGCCAACGATCCGATCGTCCGTGCCATCTTGCTGGACATCGACAGTCCCGGCGGCTCGGCGTTCGGCGTGCCGGAGGTCGGCGCGCTGGTGCGCGAGATCCGCGACGTCATGCCTACCGCCGCCTGGCCCGCTGGCCAGATGACCTCGGGCGCGTATTGGATTGGCGCTGCCGCCGACAGCGTGTGGATCTCCTCGGGTGTTGCCGTGCTGGGGTCGATCGGAGTCGTCGCTACGCACGTCGACGTATCGGGCCGTGAGCGCAGCCAAGGTGTGAAGACCACCGAGATCACGGCCGGCCGGTACAAGCGGATCTCTTCGCAGTACGGCCCGCTGACGGACGAGGGTCGAGCTGATCTGCAGGCACAGGTCGACGCGATCTACGAGGTGTTCGTGGAGACGATAGCCCGCAATCGCGGCGTCGACGTCGACACGGTGCTTGATCGCATGGCCGATGGCCGGGTGTTCGTCGGTCGTCACGCCGTCGAGTCCGGCTTGGCTGATGGCGCGATGTCCCGCGCCGAGATCCTCAATCGGTTGGCGAGTGGTGAGCGCTTGGCCGCCAAGCCGGTCCCTGCAATTCGGGTCGGTGACCCGTCAATCACAACGGAGCAATCAATGACGACTGCAAACACGCCGCCGGTATCCGCGCCGGTTCCCGCCATCGCTGCGGTCCTGACCGTCGAGACGGTGAAGCAAAGCGCACCGACCGTCGCTCAGGCGCTGATCGACGAAGGGCGGACCGCCGGCGCGAGCGCCGAACGCGATCGGATCCTTGCGATCGATGCTGCCGCCATGCCCGGCTACGAGGCGATCGTGGCCGAAGCGAAGAAGGACGGCACGTCCACCGCCGGTGACGTGGCCCTGCGGATCCATGGGGAGATGCGGCGCGAAGGGGCCGATCGCCTGCAGCAGATCCGCGAGCAAGCGCCTCAGCCGGCGCCGGCCGCCGCAGCACCGGTGGAATCGGCCGCCAAGGGCGGGGCCGCGCAGGGCGAGCCGAATGCGCACGAGATCGCCAGGCGCGCGCAGGTGCACCAGACCGAGCAGCGCGCACAGGGCCGAAACATCTCGACGGCCGAGGCGGTTCGCGAGGTGATGGCTCAGCCCGCCGCCTGACCCGTACTCGACTCATCCTCTACACGGAGCACAGCTCATGAAAACCCCCTACGTGATGGCGTTCACGGCCGAGGCCGCTATCGGCAAATATCGCATCGTCAAGAAAGGTGCGAACAACGGCGGCGTGCTGGTGGCGACGGCCGCCACCGAGGTGCTGATGGGCGTCACGACCGACGTCGACACCGACAGCGGCGATATCTGCGATGTCGTGATGCTGGGGCCGGCGCAGGTCATCGCTGGTGGATCGATCGCACAAGGTGCGCGACTCACGGCCACCGCCGACGGCGCTGCGGTCGCCGCCGCCCCGGCGGGGGGCGCGAACGCGGCCATCGTCGGCATCGCCCAAGAGGAAGCGTCGTCCGGCGACATCTTCCGGATGCTGGTCTCCCCGGCGGTGATGCAGGGCTGATCAGGCCACCGTCCCCGCTCCCTCGAACACGCAACTTCCCTCATTGAGGATTGACGATGGCAACGAAAGCCCCCTTCGTCGTGCAGCCGCAGCTCACGGCAATCACCCTCGCGTATCGGAACCGCCGGCTGATCGCCGACCTGGTCCTGCCGCGGTATCCAGTCGCGGCAAAGACCTTCAAGTACACGCTGCTGACGAAGGAAGACGGATTCACGATTCCGGATACTCGCGTCGGCCGCAAGTCACAGGTCAACGAGATCGACTGGACGTCGGCCGAGCAGTCGGCGAGCTGTGCCGACTATGGTCTGGAGGACCCGATCCCGTCCGAGGACATCGATGCGGCGGAGACCGCGCCGACCGTCGCCGGCGTGCGTCCGGTCAACCCGATGGAGCGCAGTACCGAGCTGCTGACGGATCTGATCGCCCTGGACCGCGAGCGGCGCGTGGCGACCCTGCTGTTCGCGGCTGCGAACTATCCCTCCGGAAACAAGGCCACCCTGTCGGGCACCAGTCAGTGGTCGGACTACACGAACAGCGACCCGATCGGCGTGATCCTCAGCGCGTTCGACGCGATGCTGGTGCGCCCGAACAAGATGGTGCTGGGGCGTCCGACCTGGACGAAGCTGCGTCAGCACCCGAAGATCACCGCGGCCGCCTTCCCGGGGGGCGGCAATGCCGCCACGGCGCCCACGGTGGTCGCCCTGCAGGCGGTGGCCGAGCTCCTCGAGCTGGAGGAGATTCAGATCGGCGAAGCCTGGATCAACACGGCCAAGAAGGGTCAGACGCCGACGATCGCGCGTTGCTGGGGCAAGCACGCGCTGGCCTACTACCAGGCGCCCGTGCCGGTCGGGCCCCAAGGCGGGCTGACTTTCGGCCTGACGGCTGAGTGGAACACCCGTGTGTCCGGCACGATCGATAACGATCCGGACATCGGGCTGCGCGGTGGCACTCGCGTGCGGGTCGGCGAAACCGTCAAGGAGCTGATCCTGGCGGCGGATACCGCGTACTTCTGGGAAAACGCGGTTTCCTGAGAGACCCCACCCGCGCCGCCCTGCGCTCTGACGTAGGGTGCCCGGCGATTTCACCCCAGCAACTACCAGAGGAACCAGCATCCATGGACAGTCAGAAGCTCGATTACCGTGTCGTGTCCCCGGTCGAACACGACGGGGAGCGGTTCGAAGAGGGCATGCAGATCGCCCTCGATCCGAAACACGCTGAACCGTTGCTGGCGGTACGGGCGATCGCAGTGATCGGCGTTAGCGAGTCGGAGGGCGAGAAAGAGTCGGAGGGCGAGAAAGAGTCGCAGCGCGACGGCGGCGACGAGTAGGTCGCAGGTACGATCAGTTCCATGTCGGGCGCGGAATTTCTGGACACGACGCCGTTCTTCGACGACGACGAGTTCGCTATGGCCGCCACGCTGCATCGCGATGGCGTGGGTCCCGCCATCCCGGCAACGGTCATCTTCAATCAGCCAGGCCGAGATCTGATCGCCGACGTGACCTCGACGGAGTTCGAGATCCTGTATCAGCGATCGGAATGGCCGGTCGTTGAGCCGCCGCGCGATGAGATCGAGATCCAGGGCACTGGCCGATTCAGGGTCATTCGCGTCCACTCGATCGACGATGGCGCGATCGCGCGCGCCTGGCTCAGTCAGCTCCCCACAACCCTCTGAGGTGTTTCACATGAAACGTATCCGCTCCTTCGGAGCGGCGATTGCGCTCGTTTTCGCATCGCTGCTGGCCGGCCTGCTACAGGCCGTCACTCCGGTCCTCACTGCCGCCGTTCCTGCTGCGGCTCTGGTCGGCCTGTCGGCGTATGCGCCCGTGGCGCTCGCTCAGGACCTGTCCGACTACAGCGAGAACAAGCTGATCGACCACCTGTGGCGCGGCACCGCGTTCACGAATCCGTCGACGATTTACTTCGGTCTGTCGACGACGGCGTGCAGCGACTCGAGCTTCGGCACCGAGGTCTCGGGTGGCAGCTATACCCGGGTCGGCGTCACACCGAACAGTGCAAACTTCGCGAACACCCAGGCCAGCGGCAGCGGCGCATCGACCGGCACCGGTGGTCAGACCAGCAATCTGACGGCGATCACGTTCCCGGCGCCAACGGCGAACTGGACACCGACCAACCAGATCGGGTGGTTCTTCTGGGCCGATGCTTCGACGTCCGGGAATCTCCTCGGCTGCCGGGCGCTGACGACGCCGAAGAGCGTGAACAATGGCGATGCCGCCCCAGCCTTTGCGACGGGCGCTTTCACCTTCACGCTGCAGTGACCATGCGTACGATCATTCTTGCGATCGCGGCGCTGCTGCTGGCTGCGTGCGCGTCAAACCCGCTACCAGCCGCCTCGGCAGGCGGCGGTGCCATTGCCGTGGCCACCCTCGCACCGCTCGGCTCATTCGAATATGAGGTCGCGGCGCAGTACACACGGGCCGAGGTCATCGCGCAGCAAGCCGCCCGTGCGGTGCGCGCCGGCTGGCTGGACACAGCGACGGCCGGCCAGATCCTGCGTCACCTCACTGCGGCGCGCGCAGACCTGGCCGCTGCGGTGTCGCTCGAGGCCAGCTCCGGCGATCGCGAGGCGGCCCGACGACGCGCGCAGCCTGCCGTGCAATCGATCAACCAGGCGGCGCTGCTGCTGAGGGGGCAACGATGAATGTGGTGCAAGCGAAGGCGCTGATCGCAGCGCTGCAGACGGCAGTGGCCGGCGCCGAGGCCGCGAGCCAGGACGAGATCCCGCCGGGCGCGCTCGCGGCGGTCCTGGATGCGCGGCTCGCGGCGGCGCTCGCCGATCTTCAAGCGGCCGTCGCCGACAGGGGGTGACCCGCGATGTGGGCTGCGATCGTTGCGTTCATCACTCGCCTCTTCGGGGATGGCTCAATGGAGCCTGAAGTGCCGAAACCTGCTGCACCGTCCGACCTGACCGTCAAACTGTTGCCGGGCAGCCGGCTGCAGGCGACGTGGAAGGACAACTCGAGCAACGAGACAGGCTTCAAGCTGCGCGCGCGGGTAGGGGGCGCCGAACAGACGCTGTCGCTGCCCGCGGGTCAGACGAGCTTCACGACATCAGAACTGCCGCTCGGCCTCTACACGCTCGACGTGTGCGCGACGAACGCCTCAGGCGACTCGGCGTATACCCGGCCGGTGACCGTGCAGGTGGTGAGCGATCCGCCAGCGCCGAGCCCGGCGCCGCCCGCGCCCCAGCCGACGCCGGCGCCCACGCCTCCCGCTCCGTCTCCGCCGCTGCCTGCGCCAACGCCGATCCCCGTCCCGGCAACCGGTGAGTGGACGGTCGAAGCCAACGGCCGAATCTATCGTCAAGCCGGTGCGCTGGACCAGGGCGGGGTGCAGACCTTCGGCGCTCACCAGCGCAGCCAGGTCGTTGCGTTCGCCGACAGCGGCCTGCGCGTGATCTTCCGCCCCGAGGTGGACGGTTCGCGGATGGAGATCGTTTTCGAGTACGGTCGGATATTCAGCGCAGATGTGGCCACGATCGCCTACAGCTACATCATCAAGCGTGGCGACACCGAAGTCGCGCGCGGGTCGGTGACGCATCATCTGCATGCGCGCTGGCGCTGGCAGTCGGCGTCCAGATCGATCGGCGACATCAATCGTGCGGGGATCTTTCTGCCGGTCTTCCGACCGCTGGGTCAGGATCTTCCGGCGCAGAGCTATCAGCCGATGGACTTGGCTGGCTTCGTGCCGGATATGGGTACCACCGGAGAGCGTCCGGATATCGGCCTGGTCACCGAGTGGTGCGCGCAGTACATGGCCCGGGGCAACAACCTGCAGACGATTCGGGCGCAGGCGGAGGCGTCGGGTTCGATGCCCTGGCACTTCCGGGATGAGCGCACGGGTCGAGCCATCGATCTTGCGCAGTACCCGAATGCCTCGGTGGACAGCCGAGGCAATCCGAGCCCGCTGATCAAGACGGCGCTGGTCAACGTGCGCCTGGAGGAGGCGCACATGCCCGAGTTCCTGCTCGTGCCATACCTCCTGACCGGCGATCCCTACTACCTCGAGGCGCTGCAGTTCCAGGCGCTGTGGATGTACCTGAGCCATCCGGCTGACGCGTATCGGGACTACCTGAACCAGTCGCGGGCGGCCGCCTGGACGCTCAGGACTACCGGGCTGGCCTTGCTCTTGACGCCGGTGGCGTCGGGCTGGCTGATGCCCAAAGCCGTGCTGCAGGCTCGCCTCGACGCCAAGCGGGTGCGGCTGGAGAAGGATCGCGCTCTGTATCCCGGCGAGCTCGCCGCGCCGGTGCCGTGGACGGAGGGATCGGTGACAGTCACCGCGCCATGGATGGATGATTTCCTGACCGCGGTGCTCTGCTGGCTGGTGCTGATGGGGCGCTCGGAGTTCATCTCGCTGGCTCAATGGCGGTGGGAGTCGACCCGCAAGCGTGGCATGGGCCAGGGCATTCCGCGCGCATATGCCACGGCCTATCGCTACGTCGTCAGGCCGACGCTGGCGGAGTCGTTTGCGGCGAGCGGATCGGTCTTTGGCCTGACGGCGACGGGCGACGACTACGCCTTCGGCGACTGGGCGTATCTGTCGTATCTGGGCGGTGCCGCCGTGCTGGCCGACAAGCTCGGGTATCCCGACGCGGCGGCCGTGGCAGCGTGGGTGGACGAGCAGTTCCTGAAGGCCGGGCAGCCGCGCACGTTCAAGTGGTCCCTCGCCTGAGACGACGTGACAACTTACTCAGACGCGTTCACCGACGCCAACGGCACGACGCTCGCGTCGCATGTGTCGGACCAGGGTGACGCGTGGGTCAAGCACGCCGCGTCGGGCTCCGGCGCGGCGCAGATTCAGTCGAACCGCGTGCAGACCGCCACGGGTTCGATATCGATCTACTACCTGAATCGCACGCCGGCCATTGCCGACTATGACGTCGAGTGTCAGGTCGTGCACAACGGGACGATGGCCGACACCGGTGGCGTGGTGGGCCGGATGCACCCGACGAACCTGGACTTCTACATTGTGATCTGGGTCCACGCGGCCGGTCAGTGGCAGCTCTACAAGTACGTCGGTGGATCGCCTTCGCTCCTCGGGTCCTACGGCGGTGACAGCCCGGTCAGTACGGCGCGCACGCTGCGGTTGTCGATGATCGGGGCTGCGATCAAGGTCTACATCGACGGCGGGCAGCGGATCAGCGTCTCGGACAGTGCCATCACCGCCGCGAATCGCGGTGGCATCGTGGTGTCGGCTACATCCGGGCATCAGAACGACGCGTTCCAATTGATCGAGGCCGAGCTGGCATCTGCGGCGATCGCGCAGGCGCAGGCCTCGGCTGCGATCGCCACGGCGATTCGAGTGGCGACTGCGTCAGTGGGTACGGCGACGGGCGGGGGTTCGATCACAACGGCGATCCGCCAGGCGGCCAGCGCCAGCGCCACCGCGGCTGCTACCGGGCAGATGACGGTCACCATCAGCCTGCAGGTCCCGGCGCTTGCACAGGCGCTTGCGGCGGCGGGCCTCACTGCGGCCGTGCTGGCAGCCGGTGCGGCCGCGGGCTCCGGCGCGGCGACGGGTGATCTCAGTGCGACACCGAGCGGCCTGGAGGGTGCAGCATCGGGGCGGGCCTTCGCGGTGAACGGTTTGGCGACGAGTTTCCAGTTGAGCGGGCAGGCCATGGGCCAGGCAGTGGTGCTGGCGGCGATTGCGGCGGCGATCCAGGCGACGGGAAGCGCCATCGCGCAGGCCCTCGCATCGGGCGACCTGGCGACCGCCACGCGACTCGCATCCGCTGTCCAGGCCGACGCTGCGGCGTCGGGAGATCTCGCGACGCAAACACGGTTTAGCGCGGCGTCCGCCGCGCTGGCGCTGGCTGACGGCGATCTATCGGCGGCGATTTGGTTCGCCGTCGCGGCGCTGGGGGAGGGGGCGTCGACGGGCGATCTGTCGACTACGCCGGCGGGCATGGCAGGTGCAGCAATCGGCCGGGCGCAGGGCGGCGGCACGCTGCTTACAGCCGTTCCGGTGGTGGGTCCGGCGACGGCCTTTGTGACGGCCGCTGGCGACCCCACGACGGGCATCCACGCGGCCGGTGAGGGTCAGGGATCCGCCGCTGCCGCAGGCGTACTGGTAACG